GGTGAAAGCTATACGGCTATATTCGGCGATGTGGTAGTGTACGGCTATACTGAGTTCGTGTTTGACGGTACGGCATGGTCTGAGTTTGGACGACCTTTTGACACTGTGCCCACACAGGGCAGCACTAACGCAGTGATCAGTGATGGAGTATATAGAAACACGGCAGGGCGGAAATACTTTGTAAACAATGTGCTTAAAGGTGAAGTGTTTAACAACTCTAATAATAAAGCAGGTGGAAACCATTCTCATGCTGAGGGAGACCACACAACTGCAAGCGGACACGCTTCCCATGCAGAAGGGCAAAACACAGTAGCAAGTGGAGATATATCTCACGCAGAAGGATATTACACAATAGCAAGTGGAACTGCATCTTCTGCAGGCGGTTTTTACACAATTGCCAATAAATCATCATCTACTGCAATAGGAAAGTACAACGTGGCTGATACGAATGTCACACATCTGCTTATCGTGGGTAACGGCACAGCAGACGCACGTTCCAACATTTTGGAAGTATCTGAGACGGACATGAATGTCAACGGTGACATCCAAATAAACAATGTAGCAATTCCAATCCCATACGCCACTATGCCAACTATCACAGAAAGTATGCTTGGCAAAATAGCCATGTATGTAGGCGCGACAGGTAACGGATACACGCAAGGATGCTTTTACGTTGCTGCCACAGACGGAGCGGCTGAACCTACCTATTCGTGGGTGCAGATAGGTCGTGGACGCACCGAGACGGTGCTGTGGGAAAACGAGGGCACTACTAATCCTGATACTATCACTCTGAGCGAAGCGTGGAGCAATTTTGATGAATTGGTGATAGTGACTGTCGCTGCAGAGGGTGTTGCCGCACAATACGAAACCTCCAAACACACAAGCGTCATGGCAATAGGCGGTGTCTATACGATGTGGTATAACTCTGATAGTACATGGGGGACGTATTCCGCAACATCAAGCACAGTGTTCACAAAAGTAAGCACCGGTGGTAACTATCATATATCCAAAATCATCGGCATAAAGTATTGAATCACAGGGGCAAACTTTAAGGTTCAACTATGGAAACACTGACAACAATAGTCCTTGCGGTGATAGCTTCCTCGGGGATATGGGGACTGGTACAGTTCCTCATATCCCGCAGGGATAAGACCGCTGAAAAGCTGGACAGCATAATCAAGGCGGTGGCGGATGTGAACGAGAAAGTTGATGCCAATTCGGCAACACTTGCCCGGACACACATTCTCCGCTTTGACGATGAGCTTATCAACGGCATACATCACAGCAGGGAGTATTTCCAACAGACGTTGGAGGACGTGGACACCTATGAGCGGTACTGCGTGTCACACCCTGCGTATAGAAACAATACGTGCAGACTGGCGATAGAACACATCAAAGCCGTGTATGCACGGTTGCAGGAAAACGGATTTGACTGAACCTGTGCAAAAAATGCACACGTTCACAGAGGACACTTAGGAGGATAAGGATAATGGATAATAAAGCAATACAGATAGTTACAGACTACATCAGCGCTCATCTTGACAAGAGCGATGCTCCGGTTGAGTTTGAAGTCTACATCGTATGGAAATGCAAGGCTTTACAGAACTGGAAATACTTGATTTCTTCTACACTGTACGACGGAATGTACTATGAACTCACGTTCAACGGAGACAAGAACGAGTGGTATCTTGATGCTTATAAGAAGTTTGAAAACAAGGTCATAGCCGGGTGAAAGCATCGGAGTACGCACGTTTAACGCACGTTTTACGCACGGTGTGCGTTAAGGGGTCAAATCGAGCGTTTAACGCATTTAAAATTTAAAAGGGTAATTTTAAGATTTTAATGTTAAAATTGAAATACGGGGCAACAGCGTTTAAATTTAGGGGGTGTATTGAATGGATTGGAAAAGGAAGTTGACAAGCAGGAAGTTCTGGCTGAGTGTCGCTACGCTTATTACATTGCTTATCATCTACTTCACAGGCGACACGGAAAAAGCAGAGAGAATATCTGCTATCATCATGGCAGGCGCTACGGTGATAGGCTATGTACTTTCAGAGGGACTTGTTGATTCGGCGCAAAGCGTGGTAGACAAGGAGCATAAGGACGATGAATGACATATACGACAGGGCGATTGCCCACTATGGGGACAAGAAGCAGCTTTTACAGGCCTGCGAGGAATGTGCAGAGCTTATTCAGGCTATTTCCAAGGCGACACGGTACAATGGGGAAAGCTATGTGTACGGGGTCTGCGAGGAAATAGCGGACGTTCTAATCATGTGCGAACAGGTGCGGCGCATTTTCGGCATCTCCAATGTGGACATCGGGAAAGAGCGGGAGCGGAAACTTGCAAGGCTTGAACGCTACATCAACACGGATGAATCATAAGGGGGCGGTGTTATGAGGGTAAATGTCTACGGCGGCGAAATGACCGTAGGAGAGCGGGCGCAGTACGTTGCCATGGCAAAGGAAAAGTACGGAGAGGGCTGTGAACAGCTGGACATCTCCATTGACGGGGATGAAGTGGATCTTGTATACCATATCACACCCTTCCAGCGCATCCGGCGCATAACAGGCTATCTTACGGGCACGGTGGACAGGTGGAACAACGCCAAAAAGGCGGAGCTTTCCGACAGAGTGAAGCACGGGGTGATGTAATGGCTTTTTTACAGGCGGATAAGACCTATACGGCAAACGGTGTGACGGTCAAGGAATATCTTCTGACGGCTCACAATCCGAACAAGATAGATATGCCCGGAAAGAGGGTCAAGCCCCTGCTGGGCATCACCATACACAACACGGATGCTATCAAGGTAAACGGCACCACCATGAGCGAGCAGTACACCCGGGCAACGGTCAATGGCAATATGAAAACCGTCCGGGTACACTTTTACGTGGATGAAGTCGAGGCGTGGCAGGGGCTTCCCCTTGACTGGCAGGGGTGGCACTCTACCGACGGCAGCGGGGACGGCAACACGGCGACCATTGCGATAGAGGTCATCGGGGACAGCGCAAAGGCGGAGGAAAACGCCGCACGGCTGACGGCATGGCTGCTTGACAAGTACGGGCTTGACACATCGGCGGTATTTACTCACACCTACTGGCTCAACGTGAGAGACGGCAAGGGGGCGGGGCTTGACAAAAATGCCCGCTGCACTCTCCCCCACCCCTATAAGGTTTGCCCTATATGGATAATACCACACTGGGGCGTGTTCCTGAGCGCTGTTGAGGGGTACAGGTCAAAGGCTTCCGGCTCTGTGGCGGCATCTGCCGGAGCAAAGGCGGCTGCTGAGGCAGGCGACAAGATATGGGGGGTGTGCCGGTGGTGTGGGTCGAAGAATGAGGCTGAAACATTGCAGAAAATACTCGGCGACGGGTTTGCAATGGTAAGTAAGAAAAAATAAGGAGGAACACAAATGACACTCGAATTTTTAAAGGCTCTTGGGATCGAGGGCGAAAGTGCTGACAAGATAATCGCTGAGGCGGGCAAGGAAACGGCAAAATATGCCGATTACGACGATGTGAAGGCACAGCTCTCCGCCGCAAACAAGAAGATTGAGGAGCTCGGCAAGCTCGATTTCGAGGGCGTGAAAAAGGCGGCTGACGAATACAAGGCGATGTATGAACAGTCGGTCAAGGACAGTGAGGCTAAGATTAGCAAGATGCAGTTTGATCACATCTTTGAGAGCAAGCTCACCGCTTCAAAGGCTAAGAGCATAAAGGCGGCGAGGGCGCTCTTTGACATGGACAAGTTAAAGCTCGAAAACGGGAGCATTACGGGACTTGATGAGCAGATGGCAAAGGTCATGAAGGAAAACCCGTACCTTTTTGAGAGCGACGAGCCTTCACCGAGGTTTTCGGGCTCATCCAAGGGAAACAGCACACCCGCCTCAGATGACAGCGTTCTGAGAATGGCGGCGGGTCTGCCACTTAAGAAGTAACAGCTAAAAGGCTTTTACTATATCATTCACCGAAAGGAGAAAAAGTATGAACACAATAGCACTTGCAAAGAAGTATTCGGGCGTGCTCAATGAGTTGTACCAGTCAACAGCAAAGAGCGCAGTGCTCGAAGCGAACAACGCCTGGGTGCGTGAGGGTAACCAGGCAAACGAAATAGTGATACCCTCACTGACCCTTGACGGTCTTGGGGACTACTCCCGCAACTCAGGCTATGTCCACGGCAATGTAAAGCTCACATGGAGCACCGTCCGCTATAACTATGAGCGTGGGCGTATGTTTGAAGTGGATGCAATGGACAACGAGGAGAGCCTCGACATCGCATTCGGCAGACTGGCGGGCGAGTTCATCCGCACAAAGGTAGTACCTGAGATCGATGCCTTCCGCTTTGCCCGCATAATAAACACCGAGGATATAGGACTTGAGACGGAGACACTTTCCACGGGAGCTGCGGCTGTTACCTCCATAAGAAAGGCCATCAATGCCCTCGATGATGCGGAAGTACCCGACACTCAGAGAATACTCTTTATCACTCCCGCCCTCAAGGGTATGCTCGACGATATGGACACCATCAAGTCAAAAGCTGTGCTCAGTGGGTTCGATGAGATCATAACCGTACCTCCCGGAAGATTTTACGCAAGCGTCACCCTCAACGACGGCACCTCCGCCGGTGAAGAGGGAGGCGGCTTTGAGGGAGAGGGGGCTGTGAACTACCTTATCGTACACAAGCCCGCCGTACTGTGCTTTACCAAGCACCTTGTAACAAAGGTGATAACCCCTGAGGAAAACCAGAGCTCGGATATGTACTGCTTTGCTTACAGAAACTACGGTCTGTGTACGGTGCTCAGCGGCCGTGAGGCGGGTATCTACTGCTCCTTGGCAAAGTAAACGCTATGGCATACGCTGAATACAGCTACTATGTGAGCCGTGGCGGCGAGATGTCCGAGAGTGAGTTCAACAGGTATGCGGAAAGGGCTTCCGACTATATCGACAGCTGTACCTATGGGAGAATAAACGCCGATGTCCTCAGTGATGAGGGCACGGCTCTCCTTATCGCCAAGGCGTGCTGTGAATGCGCCGATATTATCTGCGAGGCGGGCACGTCCGGGATACACGGGGCGGCTGTGGCTTCCGAGACGGTCGGGGAATATTCTGTTACCTATGCGACAGATGATGATACAGGGGGCAACAGCTCCCTGTATACCACCGTAAAGGAATATCTCGGACGCACAGGGCTCATGTACAGGGGGACAGTATGAGGACTAACGGCTTTTGCTCGGTCTTCAGAGCGGGAACATATGCGGGCACCTATCGCTGTATGTGGCAGGGGGCAAGGTCAAGGACGGAGGCAGGACACCGTGAAAAGGACACGGACAGTGCAACCGTTTTCATTCCCTCCCCTACCGCTGATGTGCGAAAGGGCGATGCGATGTTTTTCGGCGTGGTGGACACTGTCAGCGATGCCGAGCTTTACAACGCGCTGACGGTGCATGAGGTGATACTGCGCAATTACGGCTCAAAAAGAGCACAGCACACGCATATAGACTTGAGGTGAAGGCGATGGTGTACATAAACGACACGGCGGAGATACTGCGTAAAAGAGGGCTCAACAAAGGCGGGGCGGCGCAGAAATTCATTGACAGCGAATGTCTGCGACGGATGGACCCGTACACGCCCTTTAAAACGGGTATGCTCATACGCTCAGCAACGATACACACTGTTGTCGGGAGCGGTAAGATACATCAGGAAACGCCATACGCACGCAAGCAGTATTATGAAAACAGCGGGCACGGCTTACAGGGCACGGCAGGCGGCGGCAAGCGTGGGCGTTTATGGTTCGCACGGATGAAGGAAGCACACGGCGGCGACATACTCAGAGGAGCAGCAAGGATAGCAGGAGGGCAGGCTAAGAAATGAGCACAACGATAATTGAGGGCTTAGTGAACTGGTTTGCGGGCTTTTCCGTGCTTGACGGGTTCTCCATCAATGTTGACTGGCGGGGCGATGACTTCAACACCGCAGGCATCATCACCGACAACACTGAAACACTCAGAATGTATTTAAGCGGGAGCTCGGTCAAGCTCCTGCACGCTTCGCTCTACCTCGGGCGGCTGAGTGAGAACGACCTTATGCGGATAAACAATATCCGACTGGGCAACGAGGTAAAAAATACGGCGGCTCTGCTCGATAAGGTCAGAGATCTGCCGATACTCCCGCAGGGCTTTCAGGCTCTCGGGATAGAAACAGATGAAGGCGAAGCGTTTGAGTATGACGATGACGGCAGGAAATGCACGTATCGCATAACCATTCGCCTTGAGTATTATGAGGAGGCGGTTTAAATGGCATTACCCGCAATAGTAAAGCGCACGGAGATAGAGCATTATATGAACACGGGCACATCCTCTGAGCCTATGTGGGTACGTATGGGCGACGGCTGGACACAGCTTGATGATGCTTCAAGTGCACAGACGGAAAGCAAGAAGTACATCAATATGGATACAGAGCAGACAGACACCACGTCCTACAATGTATCCTACAACTTCAACTGTGATCTTATGTACGCCGATGCGACTATCAAGAAGGTCTACGACATCTACAAGCAGAGAAAGGTACTCTCCGACTGCAACGTTGAGATGCTCACGGTGGAAAGGTTCAACGGAGATGCGACGAGCGGCTATAACGCATATCTTGAAACTCTTGCAGTTGCTCCCTCGGGTATTACGGAGAGCTCTAACAAGATGCAGATAGCGGGTGCGCTCAACGGTCAGAGTGATCCTACATTCGGGACATTCGTGCCTAACAGCTCAGGCGGCGGCACATTCACACCTGCATCAGCGTGAGTGATACGACAGGCGGGGCCTTGTGCCCCGCCTATTTTTAAAGGAGTGGAAATATGTTTGAATTTGATTACAAGCCCGAAGATACTACGGTACGTGTATTCGGAAGGACATACAGCATACCTACAAAGACGGCATTTTTCATAGACAACTCAAACGAGATAAACAAAAGGATAATCGCTTCAAAAAGCACGATAGAGACGGTAGAAGCTACACTTGACGGGATAGCACTATATTTAGGACGTGATTTTGTAGCCGAGCGATACGGCAATACTGACACTGAAAGCATAGATACCGATGAGATAGGTGCTCTGTGGGCTTTTTTGAACAAGGCTTCCGCCGCTGTGACAAAAAAGGTGCTCGAAAAGTATGCGCCTGCCGACTGAGTACACCGAAAACGGGAAGGCATATCACTTTGAGCACAACTATACTCAATGGATAAGGCTCGAAACACTGCTGACTGATACAAGAGTACCCGAGGATGCCGTTATGCCCACGGCTCTGCGGCTGATATTCACAAACGAAATGCCACGGGACATACTGAGGGCAACGGGCTTTGTACTCTGGTTTTATCGCTGTGGCAGAACGGACACGGCAAAGAGCGACGGTGGGCGCATAGCTCTGAGCTCTCGCCGTGCGTATTCCTTTGAGGCGGATATGGGGTATATTGCGGCGGCATTTATGGAGCAGTACAGGATAGACCTGTGGAGTGTTGAATATATGCACTGGTGGAAATTCCGTGCATTATTTAACGGTCTGCACGATACAAAATTCAATGAAATATGCTCTTACCGTGTCGCCGATACATCCGACTTCGGGGACAGACTGAGAGAACGATATGAGGATATGGCGGAATATTACGCTCTGCCGCTCAATGCCAATGACAAACGGCGCATGGAGCAGGCTATGTCCTATTACGGCGGATAGGAGGGGTAAGCTTGGCGGACGGATCACTTATTTTTGACACGGGGATAGACACAAGCGGAATAGAACAGGACACGCCTAAGATGAAGGGCGCACTTGACACCATGGCGGGCGTGCTGACCGCTTCGCTTATTACCGCAGTGTCAAGCACTGTTGCCAATGCGGCACAGGCGGCTTTGAAGGGTGCATTTAATGCAGGCGCGGGATTTGAGACATCTATGAGCAATGTTGCGGCATTGTCGGGTGCTGCGGGCGATGCTCTTGATGAGCTTAGTGAAAAGGCGAAGGCTCTCGGCTCTTCGACAAAATTTTCGGCTTCGCAGGCGGCTGATGCCTTCGGCTATATGGCTCTTGCGGGTTGGGACACGGAGCAGATGCTTGACGGTATAGACGGCGTTATGCAATTGGCGGCGGCTTCGGGTATGGATCTGGCAAAGGCATCGGACGTCGTAACGGATTATATGTCTGCATTCAATATGGAGGCTTCCAAGTCCTCATATTTTGCTGATATGATGGCTTATGCACAGGCGAACGCCAATCTTACCGTGGATAATCTCGCAGAGGCTTACAGAAACTGCGCCGCTAATATGAATGCGGCGGGGCAGAGCGTAGAGACCACAACATCAATGCTCGCTATGATGGCAAATCAGGGCGCAAAGGGTTCACAGGCGGGCACTAAGCTGACAGCGATGATGCGGGACCTTACAAACAAGATGGAAGACGGGGCTGTAAGTATCAACGGGGCTTCCATCGCTATAACGGATGCGCAGGGAAATTTCCGTGATATGGCTAAGGTGCTCCCCGAGATAGATGGCGCACTTGAAGGCTTGGGCACTGCTGAACGCACTGCGGCTCTCGGTGCTGTATTCACGGCTGACAGTTTGGCGGGCGTCAATCTGCTGTTAAATGCAGGGACTGAAAACATTTCAGCGTTCGCCGATGAGCTGAGAGCCTTCGAGGGTGCGGCTTCGGATATGGCTGACACGATGAACGACAATCTGACAGGACGGATAACTGAGATGAACTCCGCTCTCGAAGGGCTCGGTATTGCGGCTTTTGATAAATTCTCCGGCCCTACGAAGGATGCTGTGACAGAGATAACTGATGTCATCAACAAGCTTAAAGAAAGCGTTGACGGCGACCTTTCCGAGCCGCTCGAAACACTGGCGGAAAAGCTCGGCGACCTTGCGGTGAAAGGTGCTGAATTTGCGGCGGATGAGGGTCTGCCAAAGCTGATAGATGCCTCAACCTGGTTTGTAGACCACATTGATGAGATAGGTGAAACGGCTTTGCGTGTCGGTGAGCTCGCTATTGCCTACAAGGGCTTTAAGGGCGTAGCCGATGTTGCAGGGATCATACAAGGCATAGGGACAGCTATGACGAGAGCGGGCGTTGCGGCAGAGGGTGCGGCTGTGGGTACGGCGGCTCTCGGCACGGCTATGAGCGCATTACCGCTTGTGGCTGTCGGTGCAGGGCTTACCGTCTGCGCTCTGGCTTTAAAGGACTACATCGACAATGCCGCTGAGATGATAGGCTATGAGGGCGAATTAAAGGAAGCTCTCAACGACACTAACAAGGAAATAGTAGAGCGTTATGATCTTCTTTCACAGCTGAATGAGACCGACCCCGGACAGGCACTGGCAAACGCTAAACAGCAATATGATGAAGATGCCGCTAAAATAGAATGGAACAACCACAAAATAGAGGGCTTGAAAATACAGCGGCAGCATCTTCTTGAAATGATGGCAAAGGAAGGGCAAATATCCAAGACGGGAATAGATATACCCTTCGAGCTTGACAAGATAGATCAGCAGATAGCGGGCTATGAGGAGCAAAATCAGCGGTTAGGGCTTGCTGTCACCACTGAGAAGAAAATAATCGAACAGCACAGTGGCAATATCGACGAATACACCGATGATGGGCAAAGAATGTCTGATGCGGTGGATGCCCACAGAATGGCGGCGCAGGAATACGCCGAGACCAACAGGGACATGTCAAAGGCTATCGGCAGCAGTGCAGAGATGATAGAAAAGCTCAAAAATGACAAAATTACCTCCGTTGCTATGGCACAGGAGGAAATAGACAAGGCTCTTTCCGAAAAGTGGAAGGAGCTGACACATAACCGAAATGTCGGGCTCATCGCCTCGGATGAGGCACTGTACAAAGAGAGGCTCTCCCTGCTGGCAGAGTACGGCGATGAAAGCAGGCGTGAACATTGGAGCTACTATGAACAGGTGTATGCCTATGAGCAGGACAGGATAGAGGATGACAAAAAGGCGACTGAACAGGCAATAGAGATTTCCAAGCAGGAAACAGCCCAAAAAAAGCAATGGCTCGACAGGCAGACCGCTAATGTTGCAAAGGCACTCGATGAGCAGGAGCAGAAGCAGCTCAAAAGCCTTGAAAAGATAGAAAGCTATTACAAGGGGAAGTATGACGAGCTCGCCGAGATGCAGGACGGGTACAGGCAAAAGCTCCTTTCTCTTGATACCGTTTTTGAGGTGCGCACCGAAAAGGACAAGGACGGCAACGAAACAAAGGTCTTTGAGGTCAAGGACATAGCGGCTCAGATCGAGCAGATGAAACGCTATCACGAGGACATAAAGCAGCTTAAAGCGGACGGGGCATCGCAGGGTCTCATAGATGAGCTCAATTCGATGTCAGGCGATGATGCGGCGGCTATGGCGGCATATATTGCAGGGCTCAGTGAAACAGAGCGCAAAGAGATAAACGCACTTTACGACGAAAAGCAGGCACTGGCTGAGGAAATGGCCCAGGAGCTCTATTCCGATGACCTGAAGGGCTTGCAGGACGAATATGCAAAGGTGCTTGATGAGATGGCGCTCACCGCCGAGGATGCGGGCTATATTGCGGGACGGTCATTCAGTGAGGGCTTTGCGGACGGCTTTACGCTTTCGGATATGCTGAAAATATCAGCAGTCGATATGACACACGGGTATCAGCCTGTGAGCTCGACTGTCACCGATATGGCGGGGGCTTACTACAACAAGGATACAAGAGAAAATATCACGGTCAATGTTGAAGGCGGTAACATCGTGATGAACGGCGACAAGATCGGCAGATATACCTTTGATTATTCAATATCGAGAAACAGGGAGGGCGGAAACTGATGCTACAGCTTAGGATAGGCACGATAGCTGTTGACAGCTATACAACGGACTTTTCCGTAAACACCTCGGCGGCGCAGTCGGAAAATTCATTTATCAACTGGGACGGAACGGCGGTAGAAGAGGATGCGGGCGAGGAAATGACACTTAATATACGGCTTGCAAGTGTACCAACGGTGACAGCACAGGCACTGTCAAATGTTCTTTCTTCAAGCAGTGTATCGGTCAGCTTCACCAATCCTGCTATTACCTGTAACAACTTCAAGAAGGTCGCTTATGAAGCAAAAAGCAGAAACAAGGGAGACACCTGGAACATCTCCATGACGCTGAAAAGCACAGCCCCCATAGGAGGGGGCGGTCTTTGACCTCGCTATATCTATCGACGGAACGAGCCTGCGGTACTTCAATGATGTGCAGATCTCCTACAACATCCCCGACATGGGGCGGCAAGGGGTCATAATGCAGAAGCTGACCTTTAATGTGCCCAAAGAAACCTCTGTACCGCTCGGGGCAGTCGTGTCACTGAGCGGGGCGGGCACAGTCCCTATATTTTATACGTATCAGACCTCAATGGTAAGTTCTGCGGTGAAAACAGTGGAATGCTACGACTGCGGGATGTTCACTGATGCGGATATGCCTGAGATAACTGTCGACAGCAACGGGTGCGCCTCATTCTCCGATATAGTCAACGCTATACGAACAGCGAGCGGTCTGGCACTCGCATATGAAGGGGCAATGTCAACGATCGCCTCGCTGCCGATACCGCAGGAATTATTCAAGAACAGGACCATCCGTGAAGCTCTCTCAGCTCTGGGCGAGGCGGCAGGCGGCTGTTGGATAGCTAATACCTACACAGTAAAAAGACTGCGCTTCAAGCCGTATCTATATAGCTACAGGTCAACGGCAACGCTTACAAAATACAGCACCCCCGCTATTTCAGATGACACGGTGAGTTGTCAGCGGGTGCTCCTCACAAACGGCTCAAAGGTATGGAGCACCGGGACAGGTATAGGCAACAGCATTCTATCTGTGGATACGATCCTCGGATGTGATGAGCTCAACAGGGCCTTGGTAGCTAATTACTACACCACAGTGCAGAGCTACAAGGGGTGGAGCTGTCAGGCAAAGGTGGACGGATATATTTTCCCGTGGTCTGATGTAGCCTTTGGAGATGACGGAGGACACTATCACACTGCTGACTGTATATTCAATATCACACGCAACGGGATATTTGCTCAGCTCGCTGCACCTGAAATGCCGTCAAATTACTATACGAGCAAAATTTCACGGGAACTTGCTGAGAGACTGAAGCTCGGTGAAACGAACGGCAACACCAAGATAAACCGTGACGGGCTGAAATTCATTAACTCAAACAGCGGCACGGAATACGGCTTTACAGTCACTGAACAGGGGCTTACATCCTTTGATGGTGCTATCATGGATAAAACACTGCCCACGAAAGTGGAAAAGGAGACCGACACGTCAAAGATCATCTACTACGGAAATAAAAAATACCGCCTCAGCTGGACGGTGGATGCCTCAGGCAACAAGACGAATTTTGTGCAGGAAGAGATAACGGAGCAGAGTTCTGCAAGTACATAAAAAAACAATCTCTGTGGACGAAAAAATAACACACTTTATAACACACTTTTTTCCAAAAAAAGCAAAAGTAAAAGAAAAAAATATAAAAATCAAAACCACGGCAAACCGCAGTATGATGAGGGATAGACACGAAACGGCAAATCTGCAAAAGCCGTAAATTGATGGTTCAAATCCCTCTTTCTGCGCCAAATGATGACCCCTTGCAAATGGCTATATACCGCCGTTTGCAAGGGGTTTTTGCTTTTTCTGTACGTGAAAAATAACACACTTTATAACACAGATGTGTTATATTAGCGATCACGCCTCTTTGGTGTGGTCGCTCTTTTCTTTTTCCAATGCCCTGATGAAAATGTCATAGACTTTTCGGGCAGTCGCCTGCCGCTCCCCGTCAAGCTCATGGGCGTATGTTCCGAGGGTGTCCATGGCGGCACTGTGCCCCACAAGACTTTTAAGCTCCGACAGGTCCAGGTGCTGTGTGATGGAAACAAAGGTATGTCGGAGCTCATAGGCAGTGACCGACTGCATCCCGTGATATTCACAAAAGCGTTTGAGGTGCTTGTTATACAGCTGTTCACGGAACGGCTCCCCTGTTTCGGTGCAGAATACATACTGCGATATTACGGCATTGCTCAAAGAGGAGCGGAGCACTTCTTCAGTCAGTGGATTGAGTGCAAAGGTGCGCTGTGCATTCTCGTTTTTGCCGTCTGTGATCTCCCCGTAAAAGTTTATTGCCTGGCTGATGGTGACCGTTCCTGCTTTCAGATCCACGTCACGGCGGCGAAGTCCGAGGACTTCACCGGGGCGCAGACCCGTCAGCACCTGAAACCGCAGGGCATAGATACAAGGCTCTTGCTTTTGTCTGCCCGACGGGGTGATATAGGTATCTTCCGAAAGCAGTGTGAGTATATCCGCAGGCTGTAGTATGCTCCGCTCCCCCTTTGGGGCGTTCTTCGGAATGATCAGATCCTCACATACAAGGGTGGTCATCTTTGAGCGGCGGCAGAATTTGAGAAAGTTTTGAAAGCACGCCCGCATATTGAGCAAGGTCTTATGGGACAGTCCTTTTTTACTGCCACGGTTGATAACGTCCTGCAAGGTCATTTCCGATACATCCTCTACATGAAGATGCCCCGCATACTTTACAAGATAGTTATCGACATAATTCTGATACTGCCTCCAATGGCTCTTTGATGTGGATGCCTGCAGATGTTCCATGTACATCTGAGCCGCCTGCCGCACTCTGAGGCGGTTGCCCGTGATGTTATCATCGAGCCATGCGTCAGCCTTTGCGTTGCACTCACGCTGTCCCGTTCTGCCGGGAGCGGAGCTGTAAAAGCTCCGCCGTATGCCGTTTTTCTGGACGTTTATCTGCCAACGCCTGTACTTATCGCTCCACTTTGCGGTGGATGTGCGCCTCATCATTTACCTCCTTTCAATGGTATTGGGTGGGTACGCTTCACGCTGAGGATGATGCCGTGCTGTCTTTTTGGGGGTCGGGCAGATCACCCGTCCGGACTTCTATGCGGTCATCCTCGGACAGCTTCTCCCGCTGCGCCTCGACCATAGCCATGAGCCGCGCCCTGTCCTCCTTGCCCAGAGAGAGGTATGCCGCAGCAAGGACACGGGCCTCAAATGGGAGCTCCTCATCTGTCTGCATCCTGTCAAGGAGCGTGCCCGCGTCTGCGGTGCGTCCAAGGAGATAGTCGGTCGTAACACCATAAAAGTCGGCGAGGATGCAAAGAATATCAGCCGTAGGAATACGTTTGCCCGTTTCATAGTTCTGATAGGTGCCATAACTGATACTTGCCGCTTCGCAGAACTCTTGTGCGCTTTTGTAGCCTTTTTGACGTCTTAGGTCTTTCAGGATGTCTTTGGTTTCCATTTTATCACCTCCTTTTCTTTGTATAATTATACATACGAATGTATTAAAAGTCAATTGTTCAAATAGCGTAAATATGCACAAAGATATTATAAATTTTATGTATATTCATATAAAAATATTAGTTAGCAATACTTTTGGATTAAATCCTATTGACATTTTAATACGAACGTGTTATTATATAATCACACCAAACGAAAGGGGGTAAACAATGAGCAAGCATAAAAAAAGCAGTCGCAAACAGCTTTCCCGTGTGGAAAAGATACTGCTTGCAACTGCGATAGCAAACTTAATCAATGCCGTGATAACGTTAGCCACGGAAATCATAAAGCATTCGATTAAGCCAACCGAGGGGAGGGGGGCAGACCCCCGACCCCAAGGCGTATTATACCACTTTGCTTGCTCATTGTCAAGCCCCTTTGGAAAGGAGCAGAAAATGAACATTGCTGTAATAGTGCTGTCAGCAATACAGGTAGTGATGAATGCTGTCATTATCGGTATCATTCTTCACAGCAACGGGGACGGGAGGTAAACAGAGTGCAGAGGCAAAAGAAAACTGCCGACCTGCTCAAACAGATCGACAGCGCACTTGATACAGTGTTAAGCATACTCTCCAAGCTGGCACTTGTATCAACGAGTACCGGGGGTGACAGCCCTCGGGAAAGCCTCTGCATACAGTTTACCACATTGAAAGGAGTTTGTCAATGGGCAAGGAAGAATTTGTGCTGATCGTCAAGATAACAGCAAAAGCGGCGTTTATAGCGCTTGCACTGATAGGGATGGTGATAGTATGGCAGCATTAACAAAAAATGAGTTGGACAAGATCCTTGAAAATCACCGTCACTGGTTAAATGAAGACTGTGACGGCTGGGAAAATATGCGGGCTGACCTCGGAGGGGCTTACCTCGAAGGGGCTGACCTCAGAGGGGCTAACCTCAGAGGGGCTAACCTCAGAGGGGCTAACCTCAGAGAGGCTTACCTCGAAGGGGCTGACCTCAGAGGGGCTGACCTCAGAGGGGCTAACCTCAGAGGGGCTAACCTCAGAGGGGCTAACCTCAGAGAGGCTTACCTCACAGGGGCTAACCTCAGAGGGGCTGTAAATATCCCTTTCATTCCTTTAGCCTGCCCTGACACAGGGAGTTTTACAGCATGGAAAAAAGCCTCTGGCAAAATCGTCAAGTTACTCGTTCCTGAAGATGCTCAAAGGAGTTCCGCAACGACAAGAAAATGCAGATGCAGCAAGGCGGTAGTACTTGAAATACAAAATATAGACGGTACACTCACAGAGGCCGAACAGGTCGCAAGCGACAGGGACAGAAATTTCATCTACAAAGTCGGAGAGACTGTGAAAGTTGAAGACTTCGACACTGACAGATGGAATGAATGTTCTACAGGCATCCATTTCTTCATCAACAGACAAGAAGCTGTTGAATATTAAAAGGGCGGTGATGATATGAGACCCGAACCTGTAAACTGCCCCGAATGTGGGAATAAGACACAGACCTATGTCTATCCCGACACTGTTCTGCGGCACTTCCCGCTGTACTGCCGCAGATGCAAGAAACAATTCAATATCGACAAAAACTGAGCGAGAGCGTGAACGCCGTGCGAAGTCCCGAAGGGGGCTTTGTGCGGCGTTTTTTTAGGAGGTGTAAAAAAATGGCAGAAACAAAGGCAATCGTGGATTTGCTCACAACATCGAACCTTGAACCCGCCGAGGCGATAGACCTTGCCGTTATCTTTGAGACGGTGGGCAAGCTCCCTGAAAAAGACCGGCAGGAGCTCATCGGGTTCATAGCGGGGGCGACAAAGGGGTATAGCTACGCAAAGGGGGTAAGAAGATGTACGACAGGCTGAAAGCACGCATACGGGAGCGGGGATATAACTTTGAAACCATGGCAAACGCCATAGGACGGAGCGCCCCGTATATGACAGCACGCTTTCAAGGAAGGCAGACGTTTGACACAGCGGATATGTGGAAAATGGGCGATCTGCTGGACATTGAGCCGTCGGTGCTGTGCTACTACTTTCCCGCTGACGGAAAGGACCGGGCAATACCAACGCCCGAAACAAGGGTAAATCCCGAGGCGTTAAAGTACGAGATACTGCAGGGGTTTATGGAGTACATGAAAGGGGTGGCGGTATGATGGCGGATATAATAACGGCTGTCGCTATGGTGGCAGGCTTCGGCACGGGGCTCGTATTGCTCGACTGTATCTGCGATGTGATCTGCGGCGGCAGAGAGAACGCCGAGCGCATTATGAGCAAAATATGGGATATGATGTTTGATGTCAATGCCTTTGCATGGGCGGATGAATACGACAGCACCGAGGATGAGGACGAGGATTGCGGGAAGGAGTATAACAATGGCTGATAACAGAATAATCAATGATAAGTACAGAGAGATAGCACAAGAGCTCATCGACACCGAGCCTGAGCTCGACTATATCAAGCAGAGTGACGTGCGCATCGTGTATCTGTCAAGCGACTACAAGAAAGTCGCAAAGGGACGCAAGGTCAACGGGCAGTGTGAAAAGGTCAAGGACAGCGACAAATGGGCAAAGGACTGTGATTTTACCATAACAGTCTTTGAGCCGAATGTGGTGGGGTGGACGGATGAAAAGCTCCGCATACTGCTTTTCCATGAGCTTCTGCACGTGGGCGTTGAACAGCAGCTTGACGGCACCGTAAAATGCAGCATAAACGAGCACGATTATGTGTATGAGGATTTCTCAATCATCGTTGACCGCTACGGAATGGAGTGGGCACAATGAAAGCACGAACGGCGGGTGACGTTATCAGGCGGCTGTCCGATAAAGAGACCAATGCGCTGTACAAATACTGCTTTGACAACGCCTTGCAGAGCATTGTTGCAAGCTTGTTGTACATCTTCTATCTGCGTGGATGGAGGAAAAAGCGGCTGAAAAGCCTTTTTGAAAGCGTTGTCGAGCTGTACAGCCTGCCGCCCGTGTTCGGGAAGTACCTCACAGATACCGACACGATCGCTTTCGTATCCCGTAAGGCGGGTATCACGGAGAACGACTGGCAGAGGCTGAAAAACAGCGCACGAATAGAAGTTAAGGGGTGATAATATAAAAAAAGCGACAGCAGAAGATTATTACGATTACCTCAAAGAGGACTATGACAGAACCAAGGCAGAACTGGACAAGATCAGAGTCGAATACGATGAGTATAACGCAAGGGTAAAGGTGTTGGAAGCCGCTCTTGACCTCATCGTGGAATACTTAGACGAGGAGTGAGACCAATGAACCTATTACCGATGTTTTATGCCGCTGTATTCATCTTCACTTCAAGATATGGTGACACGTCCATGAAAACATACATGGACTATCGGACGATCACCGACACCCACAGCGTCCAGTATGAGATGCAGCAGGAGTGCTACACCGATGAAAGCGGTCTCCGCCGCTACAAGGACGATGAATACGTTGTTGCTGTAGGTTCTCCAATCGCAGACGTAGGCGACTATATCACGGTAGAGCTTTCCACGGGCGAGACCCTTGAATGTATCGTAGGCGATAGCAAGGGGGACAGGTGGTGGCATAAGTGCTCCAAGGGTCACAATGTAGTGGAGTTCATCGTGGATGTGGACACCCTTGACAAAGAGGCTAAGAATGCCGGGGACGTGTCCTGTATCGTCGGGGACGGCAATGTGAAGAAGATTGAAAGGACGTGAGGGAATGGCTGAAAAATGGGACGGTGTGACAAGGGCTGCGGACATCGCAAGGGTGCTCATAAAGTTCATATCCGATGAGGATAAGCGCATGGCAAGGGTCATGGCTTACGGTGATGTGGGGCGGCAGCTGAAAAAGAGACACGGAGAATGCTTCCGCGGCGGCACTGTGGGTGATGACATGGTGGAGAGCAACAGCAACGGCGTGACCGTCAAGTTCAACTTCATAGACGGCGGCGATGCTTATGAGCTCACCTGGAACAAGGCGGCAAAGCTGATATGCGAGCACATCGACGATGACGAGTATGATGAGGACGACGATGATGACGAGGATGAGGATGACGAAGAAGAGGACAACGAGGACGATTGTGAAGATCCGATACCGTCTACATTAAAATGGTATCCTCAGGGGGTGGAGGAGAATGCCCCGGCAGAGAAGAAGGAGTATATGTCGGAGAATGCCAAGTATGCATTTACCGTCCATGCTCAGATAGTGACCGGGGCTCAGATGGTTGAAGACGGGCTTTACCTTATGGCGGTAGGCTACAAGAAGATGCGTGATGAAAAGCTGTACAAGGAGCTGGGGTACAAGTCTTTCGAGGAATACTGTGAGACGGAGACAGGGATAAAGCGCAGACAGGTGTATAACTACATCGCAATTGCTGAAAAGTTACCTGCGGAATTTGTGCAGTCGACTGCACAAATCGGGGCAGAAAAATTAAATCTCCTTGCAAAGCTTGACCCCGAAGAACGTGATAACATCGCAGAAAACACGGATTTAGAGAGCACCACGGTGAAGGAGCTGAAGGCAAAGATCGAAGAACTCAAGTGTGAAAATGACATCTTGACGGAACAGAACGGCACCCTTGAAAGTGATAACAATGCTCTGACTGCACAGGTGGACGATCTTATGGAAAACGGGCGTGTGAAGTGGGATACGCACGAGATCGACAGACAGAAGATATACAGGGCAAAGTCCTTGTATGATGTGGCAAAAAATGCCTTTTTGGATCTGTCAAGGCTTGCAAAAAACGAGCCTGTTACTCAAAAGATATTCAACGATCTGTTGAATTTTATAGATGATGAAAGGAATGATGTGTGATGAAACTGTACGAGTTATCGGCAGAGTACAAGGCCTTCTATGATGCGGTGGAAGACTTTGAGGAGGAGCCGGACGCATGGTTTGATACCCTTGAAAGCATTGAGGCGGATTTTAAGGACAAAGCCGCAAACGTAGCCTGCTATATCAAGTCTCTGAGAGCCGAGGAAGCGGCTATCAAGGAAGAATGCAAGAAACTGACGGAGAGAGCCAAGGCAAAGGCAAATGCCGCTGACAGGCTGGCAGAGTATCTCAAAGGCGGGATGATCCACGCTGACATCAAGAAGATAGATCACGATCCGAGGGTGGCGGTCACGATAAAGGCAACGCCCGAAAGCGTGAGGATCGCAGATGAAAACGCATTCCGCAGCTGGTGCATGAAACATCATGATGATCTGCTGAGATACAAGGAGCCTGAGATCAACAAAACGGCTGTAAAAGAGGCTGTCAAGAGTGGGGAAAAGTTCGACGGCGTGACCCTTGAAAAGGGCAAGACCATTGTTATAAAGTGAGGTGCTTAAAGTGGGAATACCGGTGCTTATAATCGGCAGAAGCGGCACAGGGAAAAGTGCCTCGCTCAGAAACTGCGTGAATGATCCTAACTGGGGGATGGTCAAAGTCATCAACAAGCCTCTCCCCTTCCGCGGGAATATCCCTACAATGGTTACAGACAGTTATGGTGATGTGATACGGGCTATTGTCGGAAGCAAGGTCAAAAGCATGGTAATAGACGATGCGGGGTATCTGATCACCAACTATTTTATGAAAAACCACAGCGCAGGCGGTGGGGGCAATGCTATATTCAGCTTGTATAACACCCTTGCCGATGATTTCTGGCACCTGATACGCACGGTGCAGAACCTGCCCGATGATAAGATCGTGTATATCATCATGCATGAGGACACCAACGACAACGGGGAGGTCAAGCCGAAAACTATTGGCAAGCTCCTTGACGAAAAGGTGTGTATCGAGGGCATGTGCACGATCGTGCTCAGAGCGGTCATAGACAACGGGGAGCATAAATTCTGCACCAACTATGCAGAGGGTGCTGTAAGCAAGTCACCAATGGGAATGTTCAACGATCTGTATATCGACAATGATTTGAAAATGGTGGATGACACCATAAGAGAATACTATTTCGGAGGTAATGAAAATGTTTAAGCCAAAGGATTTTGACAAGGTACAGGCGTACGGAGACTTCAAGACACTGCCCGAGGGTGGTTATGTGTGCAAGATCATGGATGTCAAAGAAACGCAGAGCAGGGCGGGGCGTGAGATGATCACAATATCCCTTGACATTGCCGAGGGCGAGTACACGGGATTTTTTGCCGAAAGGTGGAGAAATGACACCAGGGACGAGAAGAAATGGGGTGCGATCGCATATCAGCTGACAGAGGATACCCAGACGGGCGGCACAAACAGGGGCTTCAAGACCTTTATAACATCGGTGGAAGAAAGCAACAACGGCTTTGTGGTGCAGTGGGGCGACAAATTTGAGACCTGTTTCAAGGGTAAACTGGTAGGGTGTATCTTTGCAAAGGATGAATACATCGGAACGGATGGAAAGGCGCACAGCAGCGTGAAGCCCTATTCATTCAGAAGTGCTGATACTATACGCAAAGGTGATTACAGTATGCCCAAGATCAACGCCAAAACCGTGGTGCCTGCAAACAGCAGCGTTCCGACGGACCTAGACCTGAGTGATTTTACAGAGGTCGTATCTGATACGGTACTGCCATTCTGATGGAGCTTCGGGATTATCAGGAGGACTGCATAACGAGGGCAAGGGAGGCGTGGATACACGGACACCGCCGCCCTTGTATCGTTATCCCGTGTGGCGGGGGCAAATCCGTAATGGCGGCAGAAATGGCGAAACGCACCACAGGGGGCGGCAAACGGGTGCTGTTCCTGGTACACCGCAAGGAACTGTGTGAGCAGATAACGGAGACGTTCACGGGGTGGGGCGTGGATATGGATATGTGCAGTGTGAGCATGGTGCAGACCGTATGCAGGCACATTGACAAAACACCACCGCCCGATCTCATTATTACGGACGAAAATCACCATTGTCTTGCGTCCTCATACAAGAAGATATACGAGGCGTTCCCGAACGCTTACGGAATAGGGTTCACGGCTACGCCAATACGCTTGAACGGCGGCGGTCTGGGAGATATAAACGATGAGCTGGTCATCGGTCCCACTGTAAACCAACTTATCAAGCGTGAGTGCTTATCGCCTTTTGATTACTATGCCCCGCAAATAGCGACATTTGACGGGGTGCACATACGCAATGGTGATTACATCACGGGCGAGGTGGAAGCAGTGATGCACAAACCTAAGATATACGGGGACGTTATCGGGCATTACAGGAAAATAACACCCGGCAGCAAGGCGATATGTTATCTGCCGTCTATCCGCATGAGCAGGGCAATGGCGGAGGCTTTCCGTGGGGCGGGGATACCTGCGGCGCACATTGACGGAGACACGCCTAAGCAGGAACGGGCGGACACGGTACGGGCATTCAGAGACGGGAAAATACTTGTGCTCTGTAACGTTGACCTCATAAGCGAGGGCTTTGACGTTCCCGACTGCAGTGTGAGCATACTCTTGCGGCCGACAAAATCCCTGGTGCTGTACATTCAGCAGGCCATGCGGTGTATGCGGTATCAGAAAGGCAAACGGGCGGTGATCCTTGACCATGTGGGGAACGTGAGCCGCTTCGGGAGACCCGATGAGCCGAGAGAATGGTCACTTGACCCGAAGCCCGAGGTCAAAGAACCGCTGAACCCCGTCAAGACCTGCCCCGAATGTTTCCGGACACTGCCGAGGGCGGCGAGGATATGCAAATACTGCGGACATGAGTTCACATCGCAAGGCCGTCCCGAGATAGAGACGGAAAGCGGTGCGGAATTACAGCTTATGCCCGATTATACGCCTGTGAGATTTGAACTGCCGCCCAAAAGTCCGAGGGAATGCCACACGGTGGCACAGCTCATTGACTATGCGGCCGCACACGGGTACAAAAAAGGCTGGGTATGGTACAAGCAAAGGGAGTTTAATATATGGCGATAGAGCATGATATACAAAATCAGATACGGGCGGCTCTGGCTGATGACTGCATACTTTTCCGCATCAATGTGGGCAAAGGCACGACATACGACGGGCGGCATTTTGACACGGGTGCGCCAAAAGGGTACAGCGATCTGAGCGGACACCGTATCGGAGACGGCAGGGCGGTATATATCGAGGTCAAAGCCCCGGGAGGACGTGTGCGCCCCGAACAGAAAAATTTTATCGAGCAAATGCGCTCCACGGGGGCGATCGCAGGGATATGCCACAGTTCGGAGGAGGCACTTGATCTGATACATGGACTATGAAGAAATAAGCAGACAGGCATATGAGGGGCAACAGCCTAAAAGCAAGGATGCACTGGTGCTGTTGTACTGGGAATATATGCGGGTGCTGTATGCGGCGCATAAGCACGGGCTTTTATACGGTGACAAAATGGAGGCTATGGCAAAAAACGTTGAAAAGCTCATTGATGTAGAAAATGTAATGCGCAAGGCGGCACTGAAGACAAACAGGATAATGAATGCCCTTTTGGCGGCGGAAGCGGTGGATATTGATGAATATAGCAGAATTCTTAGAGAGGATAGAGGACGTTAAGATCGTCAGCAACGGGCAGTGGCGTGGCAACTGCCCCGCTTGCAATGACAGGCACGGACATTTATACATATCCGAAAGGGGCGGCAAGATACTGCTTGACTGCAAGCATGGGTGCACCTTTTCCGAGATATGTGCCGCCCTTAACGTAAAGCAGTCCGACACGTTCCCCGACCGTGAGGAACGTGTGCCGCCCAGGGAGCACATATACACGGACATGGACGGCAACAAGCTGGCAAAAAAGATGATCTGGAAAAAGCCCAATGGTGAAAAGATCACAGGGTGGCGGCGGTGGGACGGGGACTGGAAAAAGGGCTTAAACGGCTTGAAATTACCTTTATACCACATCGCAAAGCTGAAAGATGCGGATATGGTGTATCTCGTGGAGGGTGAAAAGGACGTTGAGACCATGGAGCGGCTGGGCTTTACCGCCACGTCTACCCCGAACGGTGCGGGCAGTGCGTGGTCTGCACGGTACAGCAAGCCGCTAACGGGCAAAGACGTCATCATAATCACCGATAACGATGAGGCAGGGGGCATATACGGGCAGAACGCCGCAAAAGCATTGATAAAAGTAGCCGACTCGGTTAAGGTTATATCCGCAGGGGCAATATATCCCGATGTGGGCGAAAAGGGCGATATTTCGGATATATCGGCAAAGATCGGGGAAACAAAGACCGTTGAGCTACTGAATGCGGCGGTGGAGAACACGCCATATTACAAGGCGGAGGACGTGCGTGTGACGGTGAATTTAGACACGCCTGCATATAAGCGTATAACCACCGACATTGACCCTACATCGTATGAATTTAATGACAGTGGCAATAGCAAGCTGTTTACAGACATTTACGGAGGCGTGTGCAGGTGGTCACCGTCTATCAAAGGGTGGGCGGCATATTCCAACGGCGTATGGCAGAGAGATACAGGCGATGTTCTCGCACGTCAGCATATGGAGGAGCTCAGACAGGCATTATGTGCTTTCAGTGCCTCGGTGCGTGACACGGCTTTTGTATCGAATGCGGCAAAGCTTGCAAGCACTACCACGAGGGACAGGATCCTGAAAGATGCGCAGAAAAACCGGGCGTTCAAGTGGGAAGACCTTGACACGGACAATCTCACGCTGAACGTTGCAAACGGTACTCTTGATCTGAATACGATGACACTGCACGAACATACGCCCGATGATATGCTGGGAATGAAGACGTCCGCCGCATACGTTCCGGGGGCAAGGTGCGAACGGTGGGAAAAATTCATCGATGAGATCATGCAGTCGGACACGGACAAAGCACGCTATCTGCAAAAAGCCCTCGGGTACAGCTTATCGGGGCTCATTCGTGAAGAATGCTTTTTTATTCTGTTAGGCACGACCACCCGAAACGGCAAATCCACATTGATGGAAACCATCGGTAATCTTATGGGAAGCTATGCCGCCACATCAGAGCCTGCAACTTTTGCACTAAAAAGGCGTGACGCTTCGGCGGCTTCTCCCGACATCGCAAGGCTCAAAGGCGTGCGCTTTTTATGCGCATCGGAGCCCCCAAAGGGCATGATGTTCAATGCGGCTGTGCTCAAACAGATCACGGGCGGTGACACTATCGTGGCACGGCATCTGTATGAGGCAGATGTAGAATTTACGCCGCAATTCAAGTTGTTTTTTAACACTAATTATCTGCCGCAGATAGACGATAAGACGGTATTCACCTCCGACCGTGTGAAGGTCATTGAGTTCAACAGGCACTTTGAACGGCATGAACAGGATAAATATTTGAAGGAGACCCTGAGCAAGCCCGAAAACATGAGCGGCATACTCAATTGGCTGCTGAATGGTTACAGGATGTATCGTGATGAGGGGCTTGTAGAGCCGCAATGCGTTCGCACGGCTACGAATGAATATCAGCAGGGGCAGGATAAGATCTCACGGTATATCGATGAGGTGTTGCAGATAAACACGATGAGCAACGGCGTTACAGGTAAAGACGCTTACGAGGCTTATCGGCTGTGGTGCAAGGAATGCAATTTCTCGCCGATGCTCAAAAAAGCCTTTTATGATGAGCTCCGGAAACGGCATTTGTTGCAAGAAACCGCCACTGTAAGCGGGAAAACGGCGCATAATGTCATTAAAGATCATAGTCTGAATGAGGAATATGATCCGAGGATAAACAAATAAAAATGTGCAAAATGTGCAAAAAAATTCCTATGTTTTTAATTTTCAAATCAAAATTTAAAAAGTATGTTTTCATTTGCACATTTTGCACATTTAAGGAGAAAAAATGACTGTCAAGGAATTAAATCAGCTGTACTGGATAGACAAGCGCATTACCTCATTACGGCAGGAACTGGTGCAAATATCCGATCTGCCTGCAATGTCGGGGAACGGGCACAGTGGGGGCATATCCGCTCCCGCAGAGAGTATTGCGCTCCAAAAGGAAAAATACAAGGCACTGCTTGATGATGAGCTGTTGAAGTTTGAGACTGCACGGGTGGAGATCACGGCTTTTATTGCTTCCGTGAATGATTACCGCATGCAACAGATACTCTATTTGCGGCACGTCAAGCTGTGGTCGTGGGTAAGGATAGGGATAGAAATGGGCGGAACGGCTGAAAGTGTGCGCAAAATGCACAAAAGATTTATTGAAAATTTGTGAGGGCGTGTCCGTTTTGTCCGCTTTACCTATGCTATAATACTATCATAGCAATTATGGTTCAATGCTCTCACATCATTCTCTGTAAAGCACCCGCTCCCACTCGGGTGCTTTACTTTTGCATGAAAGGAAGTGATACCGTGAACAATGAAAATCTGATACCAAATGCGGAGAGGACTCCGAACGAACTCCGAGAAATAACACAAAAAGGCGGTATCGCTTCAGGTAAGGCAAGACGGCGTAACAAGCTGATGCGCACGATGCTCAAGGAGCTGTTAAAGGGCGAGGTCGTATCCAAAAAGGACATCGCACTGCTTGCTGAATATGGCATTGACCCTGATGAGGCAAATCAGGCGATGCTCATTTTAGTGGGGCTCGTAAAGGCAGCCAAGGCGGGTAACGTGCGGGCGGTAAAGCAGATCTTAGAGCTTATCGGAGAGGATGAACGGCTCAAAATCGAAAGGGAGAAGCTGGAGCTTATGAAACAGGATGATACGGGCGGCGTATCTGAGGCGGTGATAGTCGATGACATCCGTTAAGCTGTCAGACGTCATCGCTCCTGTGTATTTTGAGACACACAGGGACATTATGGCGGGGGTGCACACGCATTACGACATATCGGGCGGGCGTGGAAGCGGAAAATCATCCTTTGTATCGGTGGAGGTCGTTTTACTCCTGATAAGCCATAAGGACACGCACGCCGCTGTGTTCCGCAGATACAAGAACACTCTGCGCACCTCTGTTTTTGCTCAATATATCTGGGCGGTGGGAATGCTCGGCCTTTCAGATAAATTCACGGCGCATACATCGCCGATGGAGCTTATCTACAAGCCCACGGGGCAAAGAATAATTTTTTTTGGGCTTGACGATGAGATGAAGCTAAAATCCATCAAGCCGCCCTTCGGGTATATCGCTGTAACGCACTTCGAGGAAAAGGATCAATTTACGGGGCGTGAGCAGATACGTTCCGTGTTGCAGTCAACGCAAAGAGGCGGCGACGATTTCTGGAATTTTGAGACGTACAACCCGCCTATATCCTCAAAGTCGTGGGCGAATGTGGATGCTCTGATACAGCGTGAGGACAGGCTTTGCATAAAGACCACATATCTGGATATACCGCAGGCGTGGCTGTCGCCCGTGTTCATAGATGAGGCGGAATATCTGCGTGTGACCGCTCCCCGTGCGTATGAGCACGAATATCTCGGCATTCCGACGGGAACGGGCGGGCAGGTGTTCGAGCGTGTTACGGTGCGTGAGATAGATGAAACATTTGAACGGCTGTACAGAGGTATCGACTGGGGTTGGTATCCTGATCCGTTCGCATATGTGAAATGCGCATATGAGCCCGCAAAGAGGCGGCTGTATATCCTTGAAGAATACGGGGCGAACAAGCAGAGCAATGAGCAGACGGCGTCAAAGCTGAGGCGGCTCGGCGTCGGAGACGGTGACCTTATCATCGCTGACAGCGCAGAGCCTAAAAGTATATCTGATTACAGGGCTTACGGCTTTAATTGCAGGGCGGCGGAAAAAGGTCCAGGAACAGTAGAGTATTCAATGAAATGGCTTCAAAGCCTTGAAGAGATAATCATCAATACATCGTGCCCAAAGGCGGCGAAGGAGTTCACACAGTACGAATACGAACGCACACGCACGGGCGAGATACTGAATGTATATCCCGACAGGGACAATCACTTCATAGATGCGGTGCGCTACGCTATGAGTACGGTGTGGAGAAAGAAGGGCAGATAATGGGCATCATATCGGCTATCAAAGGGGTGTTTGGAAAGTTGTTCAACCGCAGTGACATCGCTCAGAAGCTGGGCGTAAAAATAGAGACTAACAGTCTGATGAGCGATGCCGTAAGCCAATGGTCGGCGCTGTACGCTGACAAAGCGGAATGGGTAGGCGGCGATGTGAAGTCGTGGAATTTGGCTCAATCTGCGGCACACGAATTTGCACGGATGGCTACGCTTGAATTTAAGTCAGAGCTAACGGGCTCGCCGAGGGCTGAATTTCTCTCGGACGTATACAAAAGCATATGCTCTGATGCCATGGAATGGGTAGAGTTCGCAGCGGCGTTAGGCGGTGTCATGTTAAAGCCGTATGTAAACGGCGGCAGGCTCTATGTCGACTATGTAAGGGCGGACAGCTTCATTCCGTGCGAGTTCAACAGCACAGGCGACATTACCGCCTGCATATTCACAGAGCAGTTCATGAAGGATGGCAAATACTACACCCGCCTTGAATATCACAGGTCAGAGGGTATGAGCTACACCGTCACCAACAGGGCGTATGTATCAAATCAACAGACACAGCTCGGGCGGCAGGTGCGGCTCGACGAGATCCCGCAATGGGCTGACTTAGAGGAGACGACGGAACTTGTAAACATCACACGCCCGCTCTACTCCTACATGAAAATGCCGGGTGGCAACCACATAGACAGGTATTCGCCTCTGGGGTGCTCGATATATGCACCCGCTGTGGGGCTTATCGAGCAGATAGACAAGCAGTATTCAAGACTGATATGGGAATACGAGGGGTCAGAGCTTGCCATCGTTGCAGATGTGACGATGTTCAGCGATGCGGCCGGAAACCAATTGCCAAAGCTAAACAAGCGGCTTTTCAAGGGCATATCCTCGGGGCAGGAAGATTTTTACGAGCCATTCTCCCCCGCTATCAGGGATGTCAATCTGGTGAACGGTCTCAACACTCTGCTGCGGCGGTTTGAATTTCTGTGCGGCTTTGCATACGGGACATTCTCGGATATGAATATGACCGAGAAGACGGCGACAGAGCTCAAAATGTCCAAGCAGCGCAGTTATTCAACGGTATCAAAGGCGCAGGAGTACATCAAGAACACGATGACAGACCTCATTGAGGTGCTTAACATCTACTGCGATCTGTACGGGCTGTGCCCTGCGGGAGCGGTAGAGGCTTCCTTTGACTTTGATGACAGCCTTATCACAGACATAGAGAGCGAGCGGCGGATATGGATGGAGGAGGTAGCCGCAGGGCTTATGCGCCCCGAGGTCTATCTGATGAAGGTCTACGGATATACGGAGAAGCAGGCTCTTGATATGCTGCCGTCGCAAATGCCCCTTGGTGATGAATTTGACGGCTTGGAGTGATGAACGGTGCTTACACCCGAATATCTGCAGGGTATGCCCGATGAGCTCGTGGGTATCTTTGAAGAGCTTGAAGGCGACATCATCAAAGACATATGCCGCAGGATAGAGAAAACGGCGATGATAACCGATACCGCCGAATATGAGATGCTACGCCTGCGGGAGCTGGGAGCGGGTGAAAAATATATCGAGGGACTGATGAAGAAAACGCTAAATGCCTCAGATGATGAGGTGGAGCGGATGGTGTTCGATGCGGCTCAGGTCTCCGATGAGTTCTACAAAAAGGCTTATGCCGCAAAAGGCAAAGGCTTCACGCCTTATGAATACAATGATTTTACAGGGCAGTTGGTGACGGCGGCTGTAAACCAGACACGGGGGGAGCTAAAAAACCTCACACGGTCGGCGGGCTTTGCGTATGACAGACATTTCAACGGCGTTCGTAAGACATACGCCGATACCCTTGACTATGCACATATGCAGGTATCAACAGGGGCAACGGACTATATCACGGCGGTGCGCAACGCCACGAAAAAGCTGACGGACAGCGGTCTGCAATTCGTTGACTATGAGAGCGGTGTGCGCAATCACTGTGATGTGGCGGTACGGCGGGCGGTGCTCACGGGTGTCTCTCAGATGGCGGGCGAGATAGCGGCTCACAATATGAGAGAGCTCGATACCGACATTGTTGAGGTATCGGCTCACGCCTGTGCAAGACCTGAGCACGCACTGTGGCAGGGGCGGCTGTACAGCTATTCGGGGCGTGACAGGCGATACCCCTCACTCGTTGCCGTGACGGGCTATGGGACGGTAACAGGGCTTATGGGTGCTAACTGCCGCCACACGTTCTATCCGTTCATCCCGGGTGTATCTCAAAGAAATTACACCGAGGATGAGCTCAGAAGCATAGATCCGCCGCCTTTTGAGTATGAGGGCAGGACATACACTGCCTATGAGGCCTCACAGAAGCAACGGCAGATAGAGCGGGAGATACGGAAGACAAAGCGGGAGATCATCGCCGCCGAGGCTACGGGCGACAAGGACAGGCTCACGGTCAAGGCTGTACGGTTAAGACGGCAAAATGAGCTGTATCACGATTTCAGCAAAGCGGCGGGGTTAAGAGAGCAGAAGGAGCGAATGCAGGTCAATGGGTATGGCAGGAAAACGAGTATGAAGACGGTGTGGGCTGAGAGGGACACGGACTATATGTCCAACTCGTTCCGCCCGCAATATGCAAAGGCTGAAAATCTGTCTTTAGATGATACAAGGATTATTATCCCTGTAAAGAGAGTTACCAACAGCAAATACGAAATGTATACAGATGTTGAAAGCACTCGCAGGGATAAAGCTGTACGCCTTGCAAACGACCTTATGGGCAGCGTTGAAGGGCAGCTCCCCAATGACTTTAAGCTGCCGCCGGTAGCCGTTGTGGATTTTGAAAAGCACGGCATCAGCGGTAAATTGGACGCTATCGGAGGATATGACCGCAACTCGGACACGCTTTTCCTTAACAGCAAGTACGATACACGCCAAAAGATACTTGAATATGTGAACAGGCAGGATATGTTCGCAAACAAGACCGAATACGCCCCAATTCTGCATGAACTCGGACATAAATATTATTATGATAGCATAAAAAGACTTGCAAAATCAGACGGAATAGGTTATAATGAAGCTCAGAAGACTATTGACAGCAGGATACTTGATACACTTTCAGGGGTAGATATTAAAAACGAGATATCCGAATATGCACACAGAGGATTGCTTTCTGGTGCCGTCACTGAAATAGCTGCAGAATGCTTTACTATTTGTGACACAAACAACGTTGCTATATATGCAATTAATAGTTTAAGAAGGTGAACGATTATGATGTTACAGCCAACTCCGGAAATGAATGAGCTTGCCAAAATAATTGATGATCCGAACACTCCTGCAAAAGTAAGGGAAGAAGCCGTTGAAAAATACAAAAAGCTCTGGGAGGAACAACGTTCACATTTTCCGGCAAGCTGGGGATGATGGATATAAAACCGCCCGACGCATTTGCAGTACGTCAGGCGGCGGGTAATGTGCGGGCGATGCCTCCGAAGGTGTGATCAAGGGTGTTTAGGTCATATGTACGTTACCGAGACCTCCTGCTGCGTTTGGAGCACAGCAGGAGGTGGGCGGGTCTTCTCCGAGTCGGGTGTTCGTTCAATCACATCACATTAGTGCTTGACTATCATGATGAAATCATACATTTCTCCTACTACTGGGGTAAGAGAAATGACCTTCCATCCGTAAGGGAGCTGTGCTTTTGAAATCTTCAGAATTTCATCAGCAGTGAAGTTTCCTTCGTTGAAGATGCGTAATTTTATCATAGTATCACCTCCCTCTCCGGAGGTGATCTGACCCGCACGGTGATATTATATCGTCTCTGTGCAAGATGTCCTTGGATGTCCACAATCCGCCGTGGTACAATAGAATAAAGTCAAAAGCGTATAGCCTACGGGCTATGCGCTTTTATTATGCAAGAAGGGAATATCCGATACGCAGCGTTATAAATGTATCGGCAGTGGACGTTATCGCACATATTTTGCGAGGGCTTGGTGAGGTATGCCTGTGAATTAAGCATAAAGGAGCACGGAAATGAGTTTTATTGCGGGATATATAGCAGGAATGGAAGACAGCGGCGGCTCAGCGACACTCGGCTCGGCTGAGTTTACAGCTAACGGAGTGTACACACCTCAAAGCGTACAGGCGGATGTTGACGGATGGAACCAGGTAACGGTTAATGTACCCACAGGCACGGTAATCAGCTGGGACGATATACTGCAAAATCAGGTCACTATCCAAGACATAACATACGGCGACTATACATGGCGGCTGGGCTTGTTGATGACCGATGAAATGGACACAAGCCAATCATACAGGGGTTCAGCAGGTACCGCCACGATATACGAGGGGGATGGAACATCAAGCAGAACGAGTGCAGGCACAATGCAGTTTGAATACACACAGGCAAAAAAATACTATGTGTATCTGCTGGTAACACTCTATATGAATGGTGAGCCATTAATCACATGGGTGGAATCGTCCTTTGCATATTTCGAGCCGTGGAACCATAACCAGGTTTATCATTATAACTATGTTCCCGATGCTCAAACATCGCCTATTGATAAGCGGTGGGCAATAGACGGTCAGTTTGTAACACAGGCAGAGTACAATGCCGCCTATTACTCCGCAACCCCACATACGGACTATTACTACATTGCATACAAAGCGGCTGAGTATGACCCCGATAGTCTTGCTGTAACAGCTTCCGACATAGTGGCAACAAATTACGCCGAAACGTTCATATCTTTGAACACAACTCAGGGCGGAAGCGCCACATATACCTACAGCTTTCCCCGAAATCTTTACAGCTACACGGCAAAGGCATGGTCGGTAGACTGGAACACAACTCCGGGAACGGTTGCACTGGTCAGCAACGACACTGTGAGTGCTACCAAAACATTAAACGGCATATCAACAACGCCGGGGATAGGTGCCAAAACATGGTCAAATTTAAGCAGGAGCGAATACAATGCACTTCTTGCTGATTTAAACCGCAACTGGGCAGAAACGACATACAGCACACAGTCCCGGTCGGTTGAGGATGCGATTATAATATCACCCACTACAAGCACATAAGGAGATGATAACATGGCAACGAATATATTCAAGATGCAGGCGATAAGACCAGCAGCCGAAGCACCATTGTTGTGTATTTGCCGGGGCTGCTTACATCGTCATACAAAACCGACCGCTCGATAATTGTTGACTGGGGTGACGGCACTGTGGAGACGGCGGCGAGAAGCTCGGAAATATCAGGCAGACGGCATGAAGTCACAAAAGAAGGGTTGTACACAGTCTCGCTCACGTACAGTGATGATATGGTATTAGCTATAGATGCGGACGATTACAATGACCCACATTTTTTCTGTTCATATGTAACAGAGGCTACACTTGACGAAAACATAGCACTTACTGATTATGCGCTGTCGGGGTGTCCACAGCTTACAAAGGTCACAATGCTCGGAGCAACACCTCCGAAACTATGGGAACACACTCTCACACAAAATGCAAATCTCACAGCTATATATGTACCGTTCAAAGCGGTAAACACATACAAAACGGCGGCGGTATGGTCAACATTCGCCGACATTATAAGGGGGTATTTTCCAATGAAAGAAGTAACATCAGGAGCACATTACACCACTGTTGAGGTGGACACAGCAGAGGCGGTAAAGTTCAGCTTCCCCAGCACTTCCCTTTCCGTGGAGGCGGTAGGGGGCGACATTACCGTTGCTCTTACAGACACGGCTCAGGCAGGGGACGATGAGACTATCACAGTTCCCGATGGTGAGAGCAGGATGTTTATCCATCACAGAATGAACATTGACACCTACTACTTAACAGGTAGTGGGACGGCAACGCTGTACGCAAGCAATATGGGGGACGTGAACCCTTTTAAGACTGTGAAGAGAGGGGGTGATAGTGGGGGCGACAACACCCACTACAAAGGCACTACCACCACAGCCCTTGAAAGCGGCTCTACCACAAACCCAATAATCATAGACGGTGAAAGCTATACGGCTATATTCGGCGATGTGGTAGTGTACGGCTATACTGAGTTCGTGTTTGACGGTACGGCATGGTCTGAGTTTGGACGACCTTTTGACACTGTACCCAAAAAGGGCAGCACAAACGCCGTGACGAGTGACGGTGTTGCAAGTCTGATAAGATGGACTGATATGTACAAAACATCCATTTCTTTGGGTAGCGCACGAGTGGATAATAGCAATCATGCTTTGGGTTTTGGAGAAGGAACTCATATATTCGGACACAACGCTGTTGGTCTTGGCTATCATATAAGCGCAAGTAAAAACTCAATGTTTGGATGTGGAAGGTATAACGCAAACTCAAACAACTCTTTGTTTGAAATTGGAAACGGTACAAATAACAATGCACGTTCTAACATCGTAGAGGTCGACGCCACATCTATGAACGTGAACGGTGACATCCAAATAAACAATGTAGCAATTCCAATCCCATACGCCACTATGCCAACTATCACAGAAAGTATGCTTGGCAAAATAGCCATGTATGTAGGCGCGACAGGTAACGGATACACGCAAG